GATCAAGGCGCATACCAATGCAGGGTTGATCTATCACGGGCGCAGCACCATTTGGAAAGACCCCGTAGTTGAGATGCAGCGCACCAAGGCGCTGGGCTTGCTCTACAAGCAGATCCGCAAAGACAGCGGAATGAACCGGGTCGGGATGCCTGACTATATGCTGTTTTTCCGCAAGGACGGCGACAACCCAGACCGCATTGAACATTGCGCGCCACAGTTCAAGAATATTACAACTCAAGGCCATTACTGTGAGAGCTGCGAAACAGAACACGACTTTTCATCGAATTTTTGCCCGGACTGCGGCGCGGATATGAGCGTCACATTGCGGCAAGAAAAGGTGGCAAGCGATGAATCTGTCAAGATTGCCCGCAAGTGGCTGGCGGAAATGCACCGCAATGGGATGGCATCGGCAACCCCATCAGATGAAGCAATCGCGGCACTAATCCCACACGCCGAGTTTGACGTTTACGAGTGGCAGAAGCTGGCAAGCCCGGTCTGGATGGACATCCAGCAAGGAAATGTTTTGAGCCGCATTAAGGCCGCTGGTGATGAACGCCACGTTTGCCCGCTGCAACTGGACGTGATTGACAAGTGCCTGCGGCTTTACAGCAAGCCCGGTGATGTTGTGATGGACCCGTTCAACGGAATCGGCAGCACTGGATATCAGGCGATCAAGCAATATCGCCGCTATCTTGGGTTTGAGTTGAAACCGGAATATGCGCGCCAAGCTGGCAAGAACTTGGCCCAAGCTGAGCAATCCGTAGGCGATCTATTTGGGATTGCGGCAGAATGACCCTTTTCCCCTCCCTGCCGGGTGTTTCCTTCCACTCGGCCAACTCCGCCCCCGGTTCTGAATTGGCCGGGGGCGGTTTTTCTAAACTGCGGATATTGGTCAACTGTGAATATTCCGGCGCTGTTCGTCGGGCATTCCGCGCCTTGGGCCATGATGCTTGGTCCTGCGACCTGTTGCCGTCCGAGGATAACAGCCCCCACCATATCATCGGGGATGCCATCGCAGCGGCCCGGAGCGGCCCGTGGGATGCCATGATCTGCTTCCCGCCATGCACTGACCTGTGTGTGTCCGGTGCCCGCCATTTCCCCGCCAAGATCGCGGACGGGCGGCAGGGCAGGGCGCTGCAATTCGTGCGTGACTTGCTGGCCTGCGACATCCCGTGCATCTCCCTGGAAAACCCCATCGGCGTGATTTCCAGCCACATCCGCAAGCCGGATCAGATCATCCAGCCTTGGCAGTTCGGTCACGGCGAAACCAAGGCGACATGCCTCTGGCTCAAGGGCCTGCCCAAGCTGGTGCCCACGGATATTGTCGATGGGCGCGAGGCGCGGGTGCATCGTATGCCGCCCGGTCCTAACCGCTGGAAAGAGCGGTCGCGCACGTTCGATGGCATAGCGCAAGCCATGGCCGCGCAATGGGGCCACGCCATCCTAGCTTCGCGGCAATCCCGCATATCTCCCCGCAAGGGTGCGGACAGCACCGAGGGGGCGGCTGGTGCCGCGATTGCGCCCCCAATCAATTCGGCATGGGGCCGGATCGGTGACGCAATGCGCACCGCAACCAACCGCTAAAGCGGTTTTGTATTGGACCCCCAGACCCCCGGCGCGGACAGGCGCTAACCGGAAAACGCCGGGGGAACTATCAGAGAACTACCTGCTAGAATACAACCGCATAATCTCAGCTTCAACTCGTGGCCGCAAAGCCTGCGGAATTTTGGCCAGCGCCCGTTGCCGCGCCTTCTTGTCCGGCATGGCCAATATCTGTTTGGCTGCGTCGTAAATTGGTTTTTGTGCCCATGATCGAATGCTTTCTGGGGCATCGTTCCAAGCAATATTTCCCATCAACAGATCAAACAGTTGCTCTGACGGCTTTTGAACATCAGGCGCTAGGCGGTAAGCCATTTAAAGAACCCCTCTCTTGCAGCATCAACACCAAGCGCCACACAGGAGAAAGCCCCAGCGTTGTGGGCCGCTATCAAGTATTCGACCTGCTCAGGTTGAAAGGTGCTTTGTGTATGGTCGCGCCGCTTCATTTCACAAACGAATGAAACCCGCCCAGGAATGACAATATCGGAAACGCCTGCCGTCATGCCTTCAGCGGCGTGCTTTTGGACGCTGGCAAATTGCCCCTTGGCCTTTAACCCTTCGTTGCGCGGGTGAAATGCCAACTTGCCCCAAGTGTCAGGGTAATCCCGCCTGAGCCAGTTAAAGAATGTCATTTGCTCTCCGCTTTCGGCGGGACACTTGCCGCGATAGGTCAGGTCGCCAAACACTGACACTCCGGCATTGATCAACGTGGCAATGTCAGTTTGGCGCATGGTCGGCCTTTCCGTTGTAACCTAACACGGAAAAGAAGCCCGTTGCCGCGTCCTTGCGATACGTCACAGTTTTCGGCATGATTTCGCCTTTTTCAGTAGCAACTGCCCACTTGGTATAGTCCCGCAGCCCACGCGAATTTTTCGCCTCGGGCTGCACCCACGTTGTGAACTGGCGATAAGGCGTCACCCATTCAATGCGGATTGTTTTGTTTCCATTGCGACTGATACCCGGTTTGCATTCCATCCGCACAACCTCGTCTGTTTGAATCTGTGTCGGGTCACGCTTCAACGCCTTAAAATCGGCTTGCAGCTTGTCATTCGGGTCAACAATCTCGCCTTTGCACTCGCAACAATACCGCGCCGCTATGTCATTTGGTGCGGCGCAATGCGGGCATTCCTTGCTGGTCCAACGATAGTCGCACCTCTCGTATTCGCCGCGTGGCCCGGAGCGTAGCATATTCATGCAGCGCCGCCCGTGGTGCCCTGGCATCGGACCCCATTCGGTCATGACCTGTTGCCCGTCCAGATCCAGCACATACCCCGCCGCGTCTAGCTTGGCGTCCAGATAGTCCTTGTGCGCAGAAAACTCATTCTCAAAAGCGCAGATTGGGCATGTCGCCACAATCCCGCCTGACCCGCCCAACTTGCCCGCCTTCACAACGGGCGCAAACAAATCACCGTCCGGGCAGTGATCATCAAGGTTCGTGGTATAATCTAGGATCAAGCAATCAGTCTTGCCGGGGCATATCCGCAGCCCGCGACCGATGATCTGTTGCAACAACCCAACGCTTTCCGTCTTGCGCAGAATGGCAATCAAATCCACATGCGGCGCGTCAAAGCCGGTGGTCAGCACTGACACATTGACCAGATACTTGATTGCCTTGGCCTTGAACCGCCGTATCAGGCTATCCCGCTCGGCCTTGCCCGTTTCGCCCGTCACCATGACCGACAATTCAGGCGGCAAGCTTGCCATGATTTCCTGCGCATGGCGCACCGTAGCGGCAAAGAACATCACGCCTTGGCGCTGGGCTGCCTGTGCCACCACGTCCGCGACGATGGATGCCGTCTTGCGCCCGTGCCCGTGGTAGGCGCGGTCAACGGCGTCCGCGTCAAACTTGCCGAGGCTGTTCGTGGTCAGCCCGTGGGTGTCATACCCCTCGGCCATTGTGCCGCCTATGACAGGCTCAGTCAAAAAGCCTTGCTCAATCAGATCACGCGCGCCCACGGTGTAAACGCATTTGGTAAAGAAAGGTTCCCGCGCAACATCCTCGCCATGCACTTGCCCTTGCGGCCCCACACGGTAAATCCAGCCCGACCCCAAGCGATAAGGCGTTGCGGTCAAGCCGCATATCCGCAGGTTGGGATTTGCCGCCCGCATAGCGTCCAGGATGCCCCGCACAGTGGGCGTTAGCCCATGCGCCTCGTCTATGACCACCAGCCCATATTCAGCGCCAAAGCGGCTTATCTTATTCTTGACGGTCAATGGACTGCCAAAAACCACAGGATGCCTTAATTCCTTGGCCCCGGCGCTGGCGCTGAATATCGAGGCCGGGTTGCCAGTGGCCACATACTTTTCGCGGTTTTGGGTGATCAACTCGGCACTTGGGGCAAGGCATAGCACCCGCTTGCCAGTCCGCTTGTGAATGTCCGCCGCGATGGCCGCGATGATGTGCGACTTGCCTGCACCAGTTGCGGCGTCGATAACGAACGGATCAATGCTTTTCCGCATCCAGTTTATGGCCGCATCAACAGCGGCTTGCTGATAGGGGCGCAGGCCATGGGAAACCTCTGACATAACATTCATTTCAGCCCCCAGAAGCTTGACCCTTTGCCCCGGAACGGTTCCAGATCAGCGCTAGGCGCATACTTGGCCAGCGCCTTGGCATAGGATACCGACCCGGCTCGCTCAGTCTTGGTCAGCTTGCGCCCAGCGAATACCGCGTTGCGATCCCCGGCAATCCGCACCATATCGGCCAGAAGGTCTTTCTTGCGCTCCTCAGCCCGTTCAATTGCCTCGGCCAGTTGGTCCCACTCCGCAACCATGCGAGCAGCTTCCACTGTGTCAATCTCAACCCGCTTTGCCGCCAAGTGCTCATCCGGATTTTCCAATTCAGCCAAATATTCCGCATAAAACTGGCGCAGCTTGGGCAGGTTTTGATCTTGCCAAGAGCCGCTCCACATTACTTTTTCCATTGAAGTCCCATTTGGCGACCACTGGTAAAAATTCCACCACGACCTGTTCGTGACCCAAATCGAAAACTGCACTTGGTCAAAATAATGTGGCTGGTCAAAGATCGATTTAAACGCAGGCGTTTTATCTTTCCGCAGGCCAAACGGGCATTTGATCTCAAGGCCACCCTCTTCGCCAATCAACCCGTCCGGGCTGCACCCTGCCCAATCATCACGCGTGATAAACCCGACAGCCTCAACGGCATTTCCCGTTTCCATCATGTATTCGGTCAGCGCCCAAGCCTCATTGCGCGTGCCGTATTCGGTTGCGATGTTTCCGGTAAACTCGCTTTCCGCGCCGTGGGCATCTCGCACCATTCGTCGCATGGCTTCCGCCCGCGTCATGTAGGGCGCGACCCCCAGGATTGCCCCGACTATGCTAGCCGTCACCCGGCCCTTGCGCGCCGCAAACCACTCTGTTGACTTCTGTTCCATGTTCTGCAATCCTTGCACTTGGTAGTCCTCCGTGCATGTCTGACCGTGGTCCGCTATCGGCTTCACCCCCGATAGCGGGCTTTTTTATGCGCCTTAGAAAGGGATTTCGTCGTCCATCTCAACGCGGCGCTGTTGCGTCTGACCGCCGCCGCCACCGTATCCGCCGCCGCCGCCGCCCGCTTTCTTGGCCGGTTCAGTTGCGGCCTTCACGTCAACACCCTTGGCCTTCGGCGCCACCGCCGAAACCCAGTTACCCGTAATTGTTTCGCCCGTCTTCCGGTCTTCGATTTCCCACACCATGCACTTGATAATCATCGGCTTGTTGCACAGGTGCAGGCCCAGATCATCATCGGACGGCTTGCCATCCTTGCGAGCCAACTTGCCCCCGGCATTGGCGTCAATCGCCGCCAGCATCCGCCGCGCCTTGTCGCGCTTTTTGATGCCCGCCGCTTCGTCCTTCGCGCCGGGATCGGTGTCACTGACCCACAGCTTGTGAAAAACCTTGCGGTTTTTGTATTGCTCAGGCTCCAGCACAGACCAGCGCAGGGACAGGTATTCGTTGCCGTCCTTGTCGGCCCATTTTGCCTCGTCAATGATGGCGAGCACGTCGCTTTCGTTCGGAATCGGCGCAAGGTTTCCGCCCGGCACTTCATAGTCAGTGCCAGTGTCTTTTGCGCTTTCGCCGTCGCTCAGATCCCAGAATGACATCAGTTAGCTTCCTTCTTGTTGGTGTTGCGAATGCTGGCAAACGGGGCCAGCGCGGGGATACATGCGGCAAGCGGGTTTTCGCCGGGGTGGAACTCAAGCGGTTCAGTAATGCCGTAACGGTTTTTTGAAACATTGGATGCAGTCGCATAGCAGATCAATTCGCGCTCTCCCGTGCTGATTGCTTTCTTGCGTTCCCCGTCCTCGCCTTTGGTAAAGCTGACCAGCCGCACAAAGCCCACAACGTCCACATCGTCCACATAGGGCGGCATCGACTTTGGCGGCAGGCGCAGAGAATATCTCATGTAATCGTCACTGTCCGGCAAACGCATAGTTTCAACATCCGCATGGGCCACAAAGACCACATGCATCGCGCGCTTGTCATTCAAGACCCCCGCCGCCTTGCGCACACGCTGGTGCATTGCCGCCACCGCAGACACCCCGGCACCATAGCCGCCGAGGGCTTGGTTGATCGACTTGGCCTTGGGGTCTTGGGCCAGCACATCCGCGATGAACATCCGTTCCAATGCCGTCACGCTGTCGATGACCAAAGTCGCATATTCGTGCGGCTCATGGATCAGCGCCGTAAGCTGGTCCCAAAGCTGCTGCGCATTGCCCACCATCGGAAATGCATCCGGGCGCTTGTCCATGGCGATGGACTGCAAGCCATCCTCGGCACGGATAAAGATGGGGTTTGGAAATGCAGCGGCAAGGCTCGTTTTGCCCATGCCGCTATCGCCGCAGATCGTTACCAATACTGGCCGATCCTGCGGGGTGGAGATTGTCTCCATCAGGCTCATGTTTTCCTCTTTCTGGCCACTGGCCACTGTGGGGCAGGTGCCCACGCTCTAACCTGCCCCTTGACCTTATCGGCAAAACTGTTGCAATGTCAACAGGACGTTGTGGAAGGATCAACAGAAATGACGCTTGAGGAAATCATCGACGCTTTGAGGGACCGAAACCTTGTTATCGTATCGGAACGAACGGGCATTCATCACAACTCGCTTGTGGCCCTAAAGAAAGGCCGGGTGAAGAACCCCCACCAAAAGACCCTGGACGCTTTAGCTGCA